GGCGGTCTGAAGAACCGTTGAAGTTGGTTCGATTCCAACAGGGTGTACCATTTTAGGATGCGAACAGCAAATTCAAAAATTCAACTTTTAATTGAAAAATAAGCATCCTGTTTTTTTAATAACGTTCAAGGAGAACACAATGAAGCGAAGCTCAGCTAAACTTTAGTGTCCCTTAGATCCCCGTATGGTCTAAGGTGGCACGTAAAAGATAATATCAATACGAACACCCATGCTAAACTTTAGTGGCGAAGTAACCGGCTCTTAACCGGAGGAACTGAGTTCGATTCTCAGAGCATGGACCATATGGGGGTGAAACTTTAAGGTGAAGTAACCGGCTTTTAACCGGTAAAATTCGGATCGTTCCCGAACACCCCTACCATATAAAAACACATTTAGCCTAAATATAATTTAGGTTGTAAGGACTGCACACCAGCGTTGGCAAAAGTGCTAAGTGTGTTTCTATATGGTAACGTAGCATAGTGGCTAATGCACCACCTTCATACGGTGTTTATCGTGAGTTCGAGTCTCACCGTTACTACCAAATTTATAGTGCGATGGCAGAGTGGCCCAATGCAGTGGATTGCAAATCCGCAACACCGTGAGTTCGAATCTCACTCGCACTTCCAAATATTCCCGGATAGTTAAATGGTATAACAGTCGGCTGATAACCGGCCATTACAAGTTCGATTCTTGTTCTGGGAACCAAATTTGGTCTCAAAGTGTTCATGGACGCACACAAGCCTGTCACGCTTGAAGAAGGGGATCGTTACCCCTTGGGACCGCCAAATATGTATCGCTAGTGTAATGGCAGCACTACAGTCTCCAAAACTGTCAGTCGGGGTTCGAGTCCCTGGCGGTATGCCAAGTTAATGCGGGTATGATGTAATGGTAACCTGAAACCTTGCCAAGGTTTATTCGCGAGTTCGATTCTCGCTACCCGCTCCAGTTTAGGATAGCAACAGCAAACATTAAAAATCTTTTCTTGAAAAAAAGCCAAAAATGCTATCCTGTTTTATTGTTGGGGCATTGTGTAATGGTAGCACAACAGACTTTGACTCTGTTAGTTTAGGTTCGATCCCTAATGCCCCTGCCAAATTTACCGCTGTCGTTCAATGGATAGGACAACACTCTTCTAAAGTGTGAATGATGGTTCGATTCCTTCCAGCGGTGCCAAGTTTTGTAAGTGTCAGCAAGTGAAGTCACGCTGTTCGGTATTCTTCGAAGGTACTGAGTAGTAGAAGGCAAGCGGGTTCGACTCCCGGCTGATCGGAAGATCGGTGTAGCATGGTTACCACGCTGGATGAATCCCAAGTGACGTATCTTGACCCTGCCGGCTTTATTACAAGGGAAAATGGTTGCGATATGAGGGACGCAACTACTTACAAATTCAATCTATGGTGTCTTTAGTGTAGTGGTCTGCACCCCGTTCTGTGAAATCGGTAGTATGGGATCGTTCCCCATAAGGCACCCCAAATATGTAACCTTAGCTGATGTGGTCATAGCACCGGTTTGAAGCACCGAGGAAGTAGGTTCGATCCCTACAGGTTACACCAACAAAGCCCCAGTAGACAAATTGGCAAAGTCGTCTCTCTCAAAAGGAGAAATTTTAATGCGGGTTCGACTCCCGCCTGGGGCACCAAAGCAGTTGACTAACAAAGGTCAATGTTGTATAATAGATTAAGTTAGAAAATGCGACTGTGGTGAAATAGGTAGACACAAGAGACTTAAAATCTCTCGCCGAAGGGCGTGCCGGTTCGATTCCGGCCAGTCGCACCAAGTATTAGTAAAGGGCTTAAAGTATCTAGGAGTTTCGTAAGAGAAGTTATAATGGGTCGGAAGCCTGTTGTATCTAGCAGTTATAGACTGCACTCCAGCTGGACTAGAAGTTAGTGCTTACAGCATGGGCGACTTCTGAAAGCGAATGATACTCCATGTTTGCTAGACAAAAAGAGCGCGACTGTAAGCCGCGGGTAGCCAAGTTTAACTATCGTTGACCAAAACTCTGCAAGCCCTTTACTAATACTCGTTATAGTTCAATGGATAGAACAAGTTCCTCCTAAGAATTAGATACAGGTTCGATTCCTGTTAACGGGACCACATTGGGCCTTTGGTGAAATGGATATCATCTCGGTCTTCGAAACCGAGGGTGGGAGTTCGATCCTCTCAAGGCCCGCCAAACATTGTGATATATAATGCTTGACTTTGCATAAAAGGTAATGTAAAATAAGCATATGGAAATTCTAATAATATTAACATGGTTACAGATCAAACATTGGATTGTGGATTTTGTAATTCAGTCCACTGATCAAATTGCAAGAAAAGGCATTTACGGTGACCGGGTTGGTATTAGTCACAGTTTAGAACATGGCATAGGAACACTGGCCGCACTATTTGTGGCCAGCTTTTATGTTAACGGATTGTATGTTGGATGGATTATTATAGCGGCTATTTTTGACAGCGTGATCCACTATCACATTGACTACGTAAAAATAAAGTACGGCACACGGGACATGACCAAGCCAATGTTTTGGAATCAGTTTGGCCTAGATCAAATGGCACATCAGCTAACTTATTTGTTCTTAATATACATTTTGTATTGACAAAGGTTGCAAGTTACTGTACAATAGTGACTTAGTTAGTAAATGTTCATTAAAAATTTAAAAGACAAATGCACCGTTCGTCTATCGGTTAGGACACTGCCCTTTCACGGCGGTAAGAGGAGTTCGATTCTCCTACGGTGTACCATTGTAAAGATAAGTAATTTACAATGAAAACAATAACAATTGACAATTTGAATATTGACCTACACAACGGCAATATCGGTGTTGCTGTATCTGGTGGAGTCGATAGTGCGTTATTGCTTTATATTATTATGAAGAACATAACTGCCCCAATCACTATAATTTCTTGTGGAAACAGTTTGACTCATAATCAAGAGCCAGTGAATGCTTTGAAAATTACAAACGAAATTATGAAGCTAACTGGCAAAAAAAATGTATATTTTATAACCCACTGGGCTGAAAATAAACAATTAACTACTACATTCCAAAAAGAATTAGTAGTAGATACATTAAAACTTGATGTAATGTATTTTGGATTTACAAGACCTCCGCCTAAAGATGAGATCGTTGAATTTGATACACAAAATGTGGCGGCAGCAGGCGGCATTGATAGCGAGTTGGTAAGGAAAACTTATTGGTCTAAGGATGAAGAATTAATTGATATATTTGGACCAAAGGCTAAAGGTTTTAAATTACCATTAGCAGTGGCTTCTCCGTTTATCAATATAAACAAAAAAGAAATAGCAAAACTATACAAAGTTTTAGACATTGAATATCTATATTCAATGACAAGGTCATGCGAAAGTCTTACAGTGTTAGATGCACATTGCGGCGAATGCTGGTGGTGCAAAGAACGTGTATGGGCTTTTGGCAAGTTAGTTTAATAAAGCCCCGGTGGTGAAATTGGTAAACACAGCGGTCTTAGAAGCCGTAAGCTGAGAGTTCGAGTCTCTCCCAGGGCACCAAATAAGGAAGATTGGCAGAGATGGATTATTGCACCGGTCTTGAAAACCGACGTTCGCGAAAGCGGGCCGTGAGTTCGAATCTCACATCTTCCACCAAATAAAAATGGTGCGGTCCTATAATGGTATTAGAGCGGATTGCTAATCCGTCGATCGGTGAAAGCCGGTTTCTGAGTTCGAGTCTCAGTCGCACCGCCAAATTTTAAAAAGGAAAAACATGTTAAAACCCACAAGCAATTATAAAATGAGTAAGCCACTTAAGACAAGTCTTGCTCTCAGTAAATTTAAAAGTTTAGATCAACGTCATCAATGGAAACGTGCAATGATTGACGCAGAACTTTGCAGTAAGATTGTTGTTAAGCATGAAAAGAAAGATCGCAATAGCGGCACAGTTTATAAAAATGCCAACACACCAGAACAGCCAGTGTTAGTATACAAGTAAAATTTATTCCGCAGTAGCTCAGTTGGTAGAGTAGTTGACTGTTAATCAATTGGTCCCTGGTTCGAACCCAGGCTGTGGAGCCAGACCCCGGACGCCCTTGTCCGTTATACAAAGGGGGTGGGGCAGTCACCATAAAGAGTGCTAGGTTTGTAGTGCAATGGCCTTCCGATCCTGTGTAGGGAATCCGGAGACGCATTAGGTGAGGTTTAACACCTTCCCATAAGAATAAATGTTATGGACAGAGTAACCGCTCAGTCCGGGGCTCATGTGGTGTGAGTAGCCGGACACTTTATAAATGCTTTCTGAAGTTTAACTACACTAGCAACCGATAAGAAGCGTATAAGTCGACCCGTACGTGAAAGGCCTAGGAAGATAAGGAGTTAGACAATTCCGTTCGATTCGGACAGAGAGCACCTATAAAGTTATCGCGGGAAGGGTCCGGTCACCAGCGAGGTCTCATAAGCCTTTGCCATCCTTGGTTCAAATCCAAGTCCCGCAACCAATGTTAGTAATAAGTATGATTACGCCGCCTTAGCTCATTTGGTAGAGCAACTGACTTGTAATCAGTAGGTGCCCAGTTCGATCCCGGGAGGCGGCACCAAGTTTCGGAGTGTGGCGCAGCCTGGTAGCGCACCTGGTTTGGGACCAGGGGGTCCAAGGTTCGAATCCTTGTACTCCGACCAATTTTAGGAGATAGTAAATGGCTGGAAAAGGATCAAGACCAAGACCAAAAAGCGTACCTCTAAAAGAGTTTGACGCTTCTTTTGATAATATTTTTGGTAAAAAGGAGCCTAAAGAACGTTGGGTACCTCCTCCCTTGGTGATGAAAGAAATACCAAAACAGACAGTTACATTTGTTCAAGAAGAAAAGAAGTAAGAATATCGGGGGTGTAGCTCATTTGGGAGAGCGCCTGCTTTGCAAGCAGGATGTAGCAAGTTCGATCCTTGTCACCTCCACCAAACAATGCGGGGTTAGTTTAATGGCAAAACAGCAGATTTCCAATCTTCGGTCGAGAGTTCGATTCTCTCACTCCGCTCCAATCAACTGCCAGCGAGACTTGACAGTCAGAGAGGTTTTATAAACCTTTTAGCGCCAGATTAGCGTTCTTGAGAGGGTTTGATTCCCTCCGCTGGTACCAATACCGTTGACACACTGCTAAGTATGTGTTATAATTAATTTTTAATGGAGCTAATATGAAATCAAAAACACTAAGTCGTGGCCCGAACATTGACACTGAAAAATGTGTAGAAAGTGTAGGAGGCAATCGATTTGATCTAGTTTTGATTGCAACTGAAAGAGCCAGAGAAATTAAAAGACAGCATCAAGAAAGCGACAAGCGTGAACACGTTTACAGCATTATATCAGCACTGACTGATATACAAGATGGATCTGTTGGTAAAGAATATTTGAAGAAAATTAAATTCAAAGATGTTCACCAAAAAGATCATACTGCAAGAAATTGAGATTTGGGACGTTAATTCAGCGGTAGAAGGTCTCCTTTACACGGAGAAGGTCGGCAGTTCGAACCTGTCACGTCCTACCAAAATAGTTTATTTCATTTAACCAAAATGAATAGACAAGTCGTAGTAAATGTACTATAATAGACACATAGCAAGTAACAATGCTAAAGAGTTTTAGGATCGGTACAGCAACATTCATATACTATGAACTGTTAGACACTGTGGTAGAAACTGGAGCGGAGTGCGTAAAAACACCGAGCGTTGAAGGGGTCTATTGAAACAAGACTAACGAGCACAGAGTGATGGCCTGTGTAAAATAAAAGCAGTCAACAACGATCCTGTTAGTTTTGGATGACTACAGCAATTTAAACTACATCTTAATGCTATAGAAGGTGGTCGGAGGACAGGCAGAAATGTTTTCTAGAAATAGACACTGATGGAATAGATAGGTCCAGAGAATCTGGAATATGATGTTTGTACAGAAGAACACAAACTAGGCAACATGAATGTTGCTAGGGTCTGGGTGCTGTAATTGGCCAGACCAGAATAATAAACAAATTGGCACGATCATCCTGTTTAAAGTTTTAGAATGTTAACAGCAACTTTAAATTTTCAAGCATAGAGAAAAAAATACATTCTGTAAAGGTAATTAAAATGAACGCATTTGTAAACGCAATCGCAAATCAAGAAGCCCGTACTGCAAACGGTATGAAGGCTCGTAAGTCAACAGCTTCGTCTTGTGTTGACTTGTTCTACAAAATCGGCGCAAGCCGTGGTAAGGACATCACAGGCGACTTCACAGCCGCTTATGTGGAAAACTCAGACGTTGCACTACGCATCGCACAATGGGCACGTGATGTCCGAGGTGGTGCAGGTGAACGTCAATTGTTCCGCGACATTCTAGTACATCTAGAAAAGCGTGACCCAGACGCCGCTTTGGCTTTGCTTCGCAAGGTTCCAGAAGTTGGTCGTTGGGATGACATCTTTGTCTTCCAATCACCAGTATTGAAGTCAGCCGCTTATAGTATGTTGGGCGATGCCCTTCGTGCTAAGAACGGTTTGGCTGCAAAGTGGACTCCACGTAAGGGTCAAATTGCCGCTGAAGTTCGTGCCTTCTTTGGCATGACTCCAAAGCAATACCGTAAGAGTCTTGTGGCTCTTACAAAGGTTGTTGAAACCCAAATGTGTGCAGGAGATTGGGACAACATCAACTTCAGTCACGTTCCTTCTGTAGCGTCTCGACTATACAAGAAGGCATTCAACCGTCACAGCCCAGCGTTTGCTGAGTATGTTGCCAAGTTGGTAAGTGGTGATAAGACTGTTAAGGTTAACGCCAGCGCAATCTTCCCACATGACGTGTTGAAGGGAGTGATCGGTAGCTACCGTGCAACTTTTGACAAGACAGAAACTGACCATGTGATCGCACAATGGGACAGCTTGCCAAACTACGTGGGTGATGCTAGCATCATGCCAATTGTAGACGTTAGTGGTTCTATGTCTTGCCCAGCAGGAAAGAACACTAATGTAACTTGCATGGATGTTTCAATCAGCTTGGGCTTGTACCTAGCAGACAAGAACAAGGGTGTGTTCAAGGACACTTTCTTGACTTTCTCAGACAAGCCACAACTTGTTACTCTAAAGGGTAACATTGTTGACAAGGTTGCTCAAATGAGCAAGAGTGATTGGAACATGAGCACTAACTTGCATGCCGCTATGGACAAGATCCTAAGCGTTGCAGTTAAGGGTTCAGTACCAGCTAGCGACATGCCAGGCATGTTGCTAATCTTGTCAGACATGCAGTTTAACCAATGTGCTCGTTACGACGACACAGCAATGCAAATGATCGAACGCAAGTTCGCAGATGCAGGTTACACTGTGCCACAGATTGTTTTCTGGAACCTAAACAGTTCAGACAACGTACCTGTTAAGGCAGACAAGAGTGGTGCCGCATTGGTAAGTGGATTCAGTCCATCAATCATGACTAGCTTGCTAGCCGCTGATTTGGATCAATTCACTCCAGAAGGCATCATGCTTAAGACTGTAATGAGTGATCGTTACGCTCTGTAAGTAACTGCTGGCCCACCTTAGCCTAGGCTGAGAACCCAGCATCCGCGATACACGAAATGTGGGATGGGCTGTGTATCCGGGGTTTGGTAAGTTTCCTGACACAAAAAAACTTACCACTAATTTGTTGTTTTTATGCAACGCCATCCTTGTCAGCGCAGGTTGACAAGGATTCTTTTTGATGTTATAATATACAAATACTAGCAAAACAGGAGTTGAACATGGGTTACAAAGTTATCGCAGATAAATCGCAAATGGACGAAATGCGTACCAAATACGGCCCACGTGCAGGACTTGAAGGTCCGTTCAACTTTGGTGGCCGTGTTGTGTATTACGATCCTAAAGAAGGTCAATACTATGACCCAACTACAGATTTTTATATTCCAAAGGACGAAGTGTTTCGTTTGTATGGACTAATTTAAGGAGCTATCATGCCATGGATTGAAAATGTAGCCGCCGCTGATATCCCAACGGGATTTCATCACGATGCTGGCCCAAACAGTATGCTGATCAGCATTGTTGATCCAGCAAGTTGGCGTCCTGAAGCCAAACACCAATTTAAAGAACGTCACAACTTTGAGTTCTTGGACATTGAAGAAAAGGACTTTGCTCTAGACGAAGCCATGCGTTGCAGTCACGAGCAGGCCGCAGAACTTGTTCGACTGCTACAACATGCACTAGACAATCGCATGAACGTTGTAGTTCATTGCTATGCTGGCATTTGCAGGTCGGGTGCGGTTTGTGAGGTTGGAGTCATGATGGGCTTCAATGATACTGAGCGTTTCCGTAGTCCTAACTTGTTAGTCAAGCATCGTATGATGAAGGCACTAGGTTGGACTTATGACGCAGACGAAAAGCCAAACATTGATGATTGGCGTACTATGAGGCCTATTGGAGACTAATATGTACTTGTGTAGAGATGAAGTTGTAAAAATTCTAGACACTATGGACAAGTTTCCAGAAGCAACATCTTTTGAGTTAGTACAAGACAGTCACAGTGGTATCGGTAGCGTTACTGCTTTAATTGTACATACTAAAATTAACGGACTCGATGGCGAGTTTAGAACAGAAATTTCAGGTGTGGAGAATTGGTAATGCATTATACAAACACAGACAATCCAATTGATTTCCCAAAAGTCGATAAGCCAAAATGTTATCAACTAATTGGAGTACCAGGCAGTGGAAAATCTACTTGGATTTCTAATCAAGACTGGATGTTAGGATTAACTGTAGTCTCTACAGACATGTGGGTGGAAATCTATGCTAAAAAACAAGGTAAGACTTATTCAGAAGTGTTTAAGGATTATATGCCTACAGCGGTTGACCTAATGGCTGAACAAGTTGTGTTTGCTCGGGAACACGGACATACTATAATTTGGGATCAAACGAGTACTACTCTTGCAAGTCGTGCTCGTAAGTTTAACATGTTGCCGGACTACGAACATATTGCCGTAGTATTTCGAACACCACCACGTGACGAATTGGATGTTCGATTGAGTGGTCGTCCAGGTAAGCACATTCCAAAGACCGTAATAGATAGTATGATTGATAATTGGGAAGAACCAACTCTAGAAGAAGGCTTTAAAGAAATTTGGTATGCTTGACAAAATCAAAGTTTGATGTTATAATTATACATTAAACAGTGAAAGGTACTCAATGGCTGGCAAAGCAAAATCGGTTTACTTAACAGTAACCAAAAAAGGTTCGATGAAAACAGAATTTCATAAAATGTTTTTTGATGCAAAGGGCTATAACGAATATGTCAAGTCAGAAGAGTTCAAAGCCAAATGGCCAGTTGAAGAATTTAATATTGTAAAAGAAGTTTATTAAGAAAGGAGCATAATATGCCAAGTGTATTCTTAGTAAGCGACACGCACTTTGGACACACAGGTGTATGCCGCTTCACACGTAACGATGGCGTTACAAAATTAAGGCCGTGGGATAGTCCAGAGGAAATGGACGAAGCTATGGTCAAGGCTTGGAACGAACGTGTCAAGCCCACTGACAAAGTTTACCATTTAGGTGACGTTGTTATCAACCGTAAGGCATTAAAAGTATTAAGTCGCTTAAACGGTGACAAGGTTTTAATCCGCGGTAACCACGACATCTTTAGAGATGACGAGTACAGAATGTACTTTAGAGAATTACGTGCATACCATGTTATGAACGGAATGATTCTTAGCCATATTCCGTTACATTCGGATTCAATGGGTCGATTTGGTGTTAACATTCACGGACACTTACACGCAAACCGCGTGAAGAAGGCTCGAGGTGTTGATGCTAGAACTGGAGAGATCTTATACAGTGATGAGAACGATGTCCGCTACCATTGCGTATGCGTAGAACAGACCCCGGACTTCGCTCCCATCTTATTTGAAGATGTTATCCGCAACATTGAAGCTGAAGGTGGAAGTGTTGGATTTAAAAACGGTAACGGTCCAACTATGTAAACGGTGACTTAGGTCACCGTTTTTTTTGACTAAATTAGTAAAGTGTTGTATAATTACTGTGTAGTCGTGAGTGGAATTGGTAGACCTCCTCCCTTCGGGGAGGGTCCGGCAGGTGACATTGTCATGCTTTGTAGGTTCGAGTCCTACCGACTACACCATTGTTTTTAACACAGGCACAGAAAGGCACATTATGAAAAGAGTATTTTGGATTGTATGCGTAATTGCAAGCGTTTGGTTCCTTGCATGGAACAATAATGCGTATGCACAATGGAGTTTTGATAACAGTGGTGGTCGAGTTTTTGACATGAGCAAAAACATAACCAAAAAGACCACTGTTGAATTAAAATATGTTGAACCTCAAGACATACAAAAAACTTGTGACTCATTGAGCCGTAAGTTTGGCAACAACGGTTACAAATACGGAGTGCTAGCATGCACATTTTTCTGGGATGACAAATGTGTAGTTGTTGTGCCTAAAAAGGTAGACATGAGAACTGTTGGACACGAAATGATGCACTGTTTCCAAGGAGATTGGCATGCCGGAAAAAATGAATAAAATAGCAAGTAGTCCTGAACGACATACCTTTCAAAAGGAAGGTGCTATTAAACGTGCAGAAGAAAAGGGCGAAGAGCCTAGCCAAGCATACATTGACATGTGGGATCAAATCAAGATTGATGAAGCTAACAAGATCAACGATCCTAAATGGCAAAAACACAACATGGAGTACGATCTCCGCAGTAGCAAAGAACTTTGTGACAAAGTTAAGGAGTCGGACAACTATGCTCAAAATTTGTATGCGGCCATGTGTAACATGGATTGGCAAAGCAGAGATTTTTGGCAAGAGCTAAAAGGTCAAACTTGGTCGTGCAGTTGGCGTCATGCTGGTGGTATCGTTGCTGACATGCAAGAAAAGGGCGACTACATTGATTGGTATTGTAGCGGCATTGGCAATAAAGAATCTGGTTTTGGATTAGATCATTGTCAACCCACTCAAGATCCGGACGGACGTAACTACGTACCAGAAGGTGTTGTAACTGAAGAAATTGAATTGGACTTAAATCGATTAGGATGGCGTCCAGTACCTTACAATGACGATGACAACTAAAGTAAATACTATTATGGAAAAACTAACATTTTTAGCAGAAGAAATATTTGAAGACATTCCTGGTGATCCAGACAATGTCATGATGAAAATCCCTCCAGAAATTTGTGAAGCACAGGGCTGGAAAGAAGGTGATACTTTAAATATTAAAGTTGAGGATGGTGCTATTGTGATATCAAAAGCATGAGTAAAGAGTTAATTGAACTTACGGGTTCGGTCACAGAAGTATTACCCAATAATACTTATAGGGTCAAAGTAGATAATATGGAACATGTTATGTTGTGTTATTTGGGTGGCAGACTTAAACAGCATAAAATTAAAATAATTTTAGGCGACAAAGTTAAAATTGAAACCAGTTCCTACGACTTGACCAAGGGCAGAGTAACCTATAGGTTATAATGATGAACAACATACTGGAGCAGGTCAACTCTGTATGTACTGTTATAAGAAATAGCATCAAGTACCCAACGACTTTTAAAATACTTTTAAGTAAAACAAGAAAAGTATTCAAAAGTAAAAACTTTGATCTTAAAATAAAAACTAAGAGACAAGCGTTTTTAAATCACGAAGAGTTTTATGTCAATGCATATTACGATGCAGACGACGACAAACATAATGAAACTCCAATTGAAGTGTTAATATTTCATAATTTTGACAACAACGAAATTTGGGACACACAACACACTACTGACATGTTGGTACAAATTTTTGATGCGGTGGTGCACGAATACAGACATCAAAGACAAAGCCGCAGTAGGAATTATGTAACATTCTCCGATCACCCATTAACCCCTTATAACGAATATCTTTCAGATCCCGATGAACTTGATGCGTATGCTTTGAGTATTGCCATTGAGCTTTGTAGGAATTTGGGTAAATTTCGAGCATTGCGTTACATGCAAAGATTGAGTTATTTGAGCAAATTCAAAATCAAAAATCAATTTGTCAGTCCAAATTTAAATGCATACGTAAGTCATTTTGGTGGCGTAGATGCTCCCATAATAAAACGGTTGTCCAAAAAAGTATATATTAGACTGAAAAAGATTGACACAGACTACGTTTTCGTGTAAAATACATAGTATATTAACTCACGTAGCGAGCGAGCAATGGCCAAAAAAGAATTTCCCATGCAACAGGTTTTGGAGCTGGCCTGTGCGGCACAACGGGTCAACTGTGAATATCTAAAAGAAGCTGAAGGTGTTCATAGCTCAGATGGTGTTTACATGTACACCAAACAGACCAACAAGATGCTGATGTTGTGTACTCTACTTCCAAACAATTGGACCGCTGATCCTAAAGATGCTCCCATGCCTCTTAAAATTTTACAAGAAGACATTGCCCAAGCAGTGGACATTAAAAAACATTTTCGAAAATTCATGTTTGCCGCAATACAGGGTGAGAATGAATTTCAAACAAACGTAAATGCAATTCTTTCAAATGAAACCGTTCAAACAAATCAGTTTGGGTATGTGGCATGTTTGCCCAGTGTATATGTTCGAGACGTTGCACAGACCAAAGTTAAACGGGCCGCAAGTCAAACTGAACAAGGTTATTTGGCAGAAATTGGTAGCACAGTTAAAGACTTGGATGCAGAAATTATTTCATCAGTTAAGTCAAAAAACTTTGAAGGTTACAATATAGATGCTATAATAAGCAATAAGATGACGTCCTGGCTCAACAAGACCAATCTAGATTTAGGGCCATGTGTTGTTGTCAAGGCCAAGGTAAAGGATCACACTAAACACTGGAAACATCAAAATGATGTAACCAGACTTAATTTTGTAAAGGCGGCGCAATGAGTAGAGCAAAACACAAACCCTATCAATGGATTGATGGCGAAACTGCGGATCGTATTACTAGCCTCAATTTAAAAGACTATCGTGCATATCTTAAAAAAGAACTAGCACAATGGAAGAAGAATCCCAAGACTGAAGATAATCCAGATGGGCATTGGATGCACGATCAAGATGTGGGCATCAATATACGTACCATAGCGGCATTGGATTTGATTATTAGTCATTTTGTAGTAACAGAGGACGACATAAAATGAATATTACCGGTCATCAAAGCAACATTAGAACTATTCGGCAAGGTGATCCCAAGTTCACGCTCACAGACAAATTTGTTACTTGTCCAAGAGCTGGATTTGAAATTAGTCAACGATGCCCTGAGAATTATCGAAGTTTGATTCAAGAGTGTATTCAGCATGGTTGGATCAAACCAGTGGCACACGTATATGGAAAAGAACTTACAATGGACGCAATGAGATGAAACAAGAACTAGATAAGTTGTTGTGCGAGCGGTATCCAAAAATGATGGTGAACCGCAACAAGCCCATGATGGAAACTTGCATGTGTTGGGGGTTTGAATGTGGTGACGGCTGGTTCAATATTCTTAATCAGCTCATGAGTAATATTCAACATCACATTGATTGGAAAGAGAAACAGCGCAAATGGGCAATTGACTATAATGAAATGGCCACACAGGCAAAAGCTGGTAACTTTGACTTGTTTGAAGAAACTATGAAAGCTCTACCCAACGACGAGTACAAAGAAAAACGACTGGGTGAAATTGTTGCTGGAGACTTTAGAGCAGTACCAGAGTCTATTCCACAAGTGACCTTGGACCAAGTTAAAGAAAAGTTTGGTACACTGAGATTTTATTACTCAGGTGGTGATGATGTTATCGACGGTATGGTTCGAATGGCAGAAAGCATGACTGGAGTCACTTGCGAAAGCTGTGGCAATATTGGTGAAAGCCGAGGCGGTGGATGGATTCATACTTACTGTACACCTTGCGAAGAAGCACGTGAGCTAGCACGTAAAAAACAAGACGAAGAATGGGAAATGAAACAATTACTTAAAGAAGGAAACGAACAATGATTACGATGAAAGAATGGATGGAATTGGTTGACTATAAAATTACTGAGGGCAGTGATTACATGTGGTCGTGTTATGGACCTAATGCCTATACACTGGATTCGTGGAACGGTGAGCAGGATGGCTATAGTTTCAGTATCGTGTTTAGTACCAAAAGCCAAAAAGTTTACGAAGTCAATATGTGTGACTATACCAATAACCGTGCTTACCGCATGATCAATCCTAAAAATGTTGAAAAACATCGTAAGGAAGCTGAGAATAGAAGTGTACTGGAAAACCAAGCATGGGATGATGTCAACTATATTGATTTGGATGTGGATGATGATTTTATCCAAAAAGCATTGGCTATTCGGGCCGGTGAGAAATATGACACAAGAGTGCAGATTCCGGTTGACTTTTCGGACGAAGAGCTGTTACAATATATGAAACTAGCGCATGATCGTGATATGACATTTAACGAATTTGTTGAAGAAGCATTGCGTCATGCTATTAGCGAATACGAAGCAGGCCGTCTTACCAAAGAAGATGCACAGGCATTTATAAAATCGAAAGAAGTAGATGAAGATTAAATTGGTTAGTGACTTACATTTGGAATTTTCGGATTGTTTAATTAACAATAACGAAGGCGCCGATGTATTGATTTTGGGTGGCGACATTATGATTGCTCAGGATCTGCACGATCATCCAGAGCCCAATAATACTGCTGATCAGGCGGCTATTGCGGCAGGTACCGGTTTAGGTCGTAGACAACAGGCTGCTCAAAGATTCCGTGACTTTTTGAAACGGTGCAGTTTCCAATTTCCGCATGTGATCTATATTGCTGGCAACCATGAATTTTACAATGGTAAATTCTATGCCGGTATCGATTACTTACGTGAGGAGTGTGCCAAGTTTCCCAATATCTACTTTTTAGAAAATGACACTAAAGTTATCGACGATGTAACATTTATTGGTGGTACGTTATGGACTGACATGAATAAGGGTGATCCATTGACCATGCATGCCATCGAAGGTATGATGAACGACTTCCGTATTATTAAAAACGACAAGCGTAACTATGCTTCAATGAGTGCCAGAGATGTGGCAAGTCGTCATGCTAGAACATTGAGTTACTTTAAAAGTGTACTTGCTGAACAACATGACAAGAAGTTTGTTGTGGTCGGACATCACAGTCCAAGTTTCCAAAGTGTAAATCCAATTTACGCACATGAAACTTTGATGAACGGTGGTTACCACAGTGACCTCAGTGAGTTCATCATGGATCATCCGCAGATCAAACTGTGGACACATGGTCACACTCATCATCCGTTTGATTATGTAATTGGTGAGACACGTATTGTATGTAACCCACGTGGTTATGAAAACGACGGATACAGCGAACAAACTGGCTGGGATCCTACTAAAATTTTGGAGATTTAAATGAGTGAAATTACCGTAGTTGAAATGTTGAGACAAACTGCTCAAAACACATATGACTTGCTGAACAAGATGGCAGATCATATTGAACGTTTGGAGGCAGAGAACGCCGATATGAAACGGAGACTCAGCGATGACCTTAAGTGAAAAAGATTTTAAACTTTTTAAAAAATGGCTCACTGGTCATCTTAAATTTGGTCCAGTTACGCTGACGTTTACTAAAAAGGATGGTAGTGATAGAGTAATGAAATGCACTACCAATCCTACATATATCATGTTTAAAGATCCTAGCATATTAGAATCAAAAAGTGATAGAAAAGTAAACGAAGATGTAATGCCTGTTTTTGATTTAGATGCAGGTGGCTGGCGCAGTTTCCGTTGGGACAGTATTAAAAGTGTAGCATTTACCATTGGAGAAGACCGTGAGCACAATACGCAGCCACAGTGATATTTGTGATGTTAAGAACGTTACAAGCAATAAAATTGTAGAAGCAGTTGTCCAAGACTTCAAGGAATTAGATACATTATATGTTATAATAAACAAAAGTGTAAAACTTGTCATGAAGTGGAATGGAAGAGTGTACGAAGGTCGTATGGCTGGTATGGATTTTGTCAGCAACGGTCCAAAAATTTCAATAACACGAGCCAGTTCAAGAGGTTGAAATGAAAAAGAAAGTAGTTACCAATGCCTATATGGCATATTTTGATACGTTGGGATTTGAATGGATATTCGATGTTACCGACTATGAAAAGAAAAAGTTTTGGGCTGTGTTAAAAGGTGACGAGAAGGTTGACTTCCCCATACCCAGACATGCTATACTAAGGGCAAGAGCTAACCCACAGAGGTTTCCAGAAATATGGGCTTTTGAAAGTGAAATTAGTTTAAAAGAATTGCAGATTTATTCTGAAGAAACACCACAAGTGTTAGCGGATGCTATTAGACGTTGTGGACAGAATGTTTTTAAAACTCATAAAGAAGAAAGCGTGATCGAATGAAAATTGGACTAAGTTACAGTCGATGTGTTAGGGATATTGTAGACGGTAAAGTAAGCATTGACGATGTTCTCATAGTCATTACTCGTACAGATTTTGATCCGCATGATGCTGAACAGTGGCAGGGCATTTGGATTGGTTACGGTGGCGGTACTGACAACGGATACGCCACAGGTTTCTTCAGTCAAAGCAATCCAGAATGGGCAGGCTATCATGATGAAGATCAGTTTCGTAGTGTCAGCATTGAACTTTGGGAAAGAGGCTTGTTGCATCAGCCACGCAAATTTGGTGCTCACCCCAGACGTCGTCCAGAAATTTGGCTAGAGGCAGTTTTGCCCAGTGAAGAATTAGAAAAGAATCCCGCCGCTAAAATGGCGTGGGACAAGTTTCAAACAGTTGCAGGTTTAACAAACGTAAATTTAGATAAGGAATATAAGTAATGCCAAATTTAGTACCAATGGTCATTGAGACCGAAGCCCGTGGAGAACGAGCATATGACATTTATAGTCGATTGCTCAAAGATCGTATTATAATGTTAGACACAGATGTCAATGAACATACAGCAAGCCTGTTAGTTGCCCAACTGTTATTTTTAGAAAGTCAAGGCAATGAAGATATTCACTTTTTTATTAATAGCCCTGGCGGAGGCGTAACTGCTGGTATGGCTATCTATGATACCATGCAGTTTATCAAACCCAATGTATCCACCATCGTTATGGGGCAGGCTTGCAGTATGGGCAGTTTGCTTGCGGCCGCAGGTGCTCCTGGCAAAAGAAAAATATTGCCCAACGCTCGTCACATGATTCACCAACCTTCGGGCGGAGCTGGTGGACAGGCCACAGACATGCAGATTCAAGTTGAAGAAATTATCAAAATGAAAAAGAACTTGACTCAGATTTATGTGAATCATAACAGTAAGGGCAAAACGTTCGAACAGTTTAGACACGACATGGAACGTGATAAATTTATGAGTGCGCAGGAAGCCCTAGAATACGGGTTGGTTGACGAAATTATAACAAAACGTCCGTAAAGTACGCATATATCCAAAAGCCGTAGTACACTATAAATACTAATGTCTAGGAGTGTACTATGGCCCGTCAGGCTTTTAATTGGTCCTTGTTGGATCGAGACACGTTGTACTCAATGCTCTACAGTCTCAAACCAGAAATTGTAGACAAGCGGTTACCTATTGGTGATATTATTCGAAAAATAAGCAAACATATCAAAGCGCATCTTCCAGTTAAGGTAGTTAGTAATAGATATAAACCCGTTAAACCAGGCGAAGTTTGGATAGGCGGCGCTTATTATAGTGATCTTGATAGTTCAGGAAAAAAGAGATTTATTGAAATTGGATTGTCATTTCCTACAGATACTCAAACTATGAAAACCAGTTCATATCGCTGGGAACGTATTTGCACACTTTTTGCAGACACAGTATTACATGAAATCATACATACACGCCAATATCGTGCTAGAAACTTTAAAGATATTCCTGGATTTGAAAGTACCGCCTATTATGCCAAAGATCGCCGTGAACAAGAATACTATGGTCATCGTGATGAAATGGGCGCACACTCATTTAATCTAGCACAGGACATGATTGATAAATTTGGTTTGGATACCCGTGCTATCAAAGAGTATTTGGATAGCCCAGTACCAAAAAGAGTCCGTCCAAATGGTTGGGGACGTTTTATGAAGGCTTTTGAATACGATCATACCCATCTAAAAGTTCGTCAAATGAAACGTAAAATAATGACCCAGTTAGAATACGCCCACGCAGGTAAACCATTTAAGACAACAAATCACTTGACATACTGATATATAGGCTGTATAATAACTACATTAACAGTTATTCATAAGGTCTAATCATGAGCGATCCGTGCTATCAAGTTATTAATGATTTGGAAATTCATCCCAGTCGTTTGAATAAAGAAGCCATAGTACTTGCACAAGCAGAACAAGGTAACGATGAGTTTTTTCATGGTTGCCAATTGGCATTGGATCCAATGATCACTTTTGGAATTAAACAAGTAAAGGAAAAGAAAGATGAAGACGGCCCTGGGTTGCCTTGGGATACTTTTGTTAGTGTCGCTGGCAGTTTTCGTAATCGTACAGTCACCGGCAACCTTGCTCGCGACACACTTGATGAGATGATGGCGCAAGCCACGAAGAAAGAGTGGAACGGTTGGTATCGTAGGATTTTGATTAAAGACATGCGAGCAGGATTCACTGAACGCACAATCAACAAAGTAGTAGAGAAAAAATATGTTGCCTACAGCATTCCTGTATTTGGTTGCCAGCTTGCTCATGATAGTAATGGTCATGAATCTAAAGTTGCTGGTAGAAAACTTATCGAAGTCAAATTAGATGGGGTACGTGTTATCACTATTGTACACCCTGATGGTCGTGTGGATATGTTTAGTCGTAATGGTAAAGAACTTGTAAACTTTCCACATGTAATTGAACAATTAAAATTTGTAACAAGCATTGGTGGATTTAGTGAGGCAATGGTACTAGATGGTGAAATTATGTCAAGTAGTTTCCAAGACTTGATGAAACAAGTACATCGAAAAAGTGATGTAAAAAGTACAGACGCAGTTCTTAATCTTTTTGACATGCTGACATTGGCGGAGTTTGAAGCTGGAGAGAGTGATACTCCTCAAATACGTAGAAGTGAAATGCTACAAAATTGGTTTGATGTTTATGAAACTTCTTTGCCAGGCATAACTGTACTCAGTCACGAAGACGTTGATTTAAATACAGAGCAAGGGCAAGCACAATTTAAAGAAATTAATGCCCGTGCTATTGCAGGCGGTTATGAAGGCATTATGATCAAAGATCCTCTTGCTGGATACGAATGTAAACGCAGTACAGCCTGGCTAAAGTTAAAACCTTTCATTGAAGTATCATTGGAGATAGTAGATGTTGAAGAAGGAACAGGAAGAAACGTTGGACGGCTTGGAGCGATTGTATGCCAAGGAGTCGACGATGGAAAAACTATTCGAGTCAATGTTGGCAGTGGTTTTAGTGATAGTGATCGTGATAACTATTGGGCTTCACGTGATTCCCTACTTGGTCAGATCGTGGAAGTGCGAGCAGACGCAGTCACACAAAACCAAGACGGAAGCTACAGTTTGCGATTTCCAAGGTTCCTACGGTTCCGTGGATTTGAAATAGGAGAGAAAATATGACAGACATTAGTAGAGTTGCCGCTCACACAGCAGAGATATATCGACGACTTGATATTAAAAAGTTAGACAAGCGGCACGAAGAACTTAGATTAGAAGAACGTCGTATCAAATACGAAAAAGAAATTAACGAACAAAAACGTATTGAAATGGCTCGCATGATGAATCATGCGGTTGGACAAAACATAGATAGGATGGCATAATGACAAACCCGTTTAGAGATCAAGAAAAATTTATGAAAGCCTGTGATCAAACTACAGGCGGGGAATTTGACCAAGAACAATTTAACATGTATCTTGGACTAATTGAAGAAGAATTTAAAGAACTGCAGGTTGCTATAAACAATCATGATCAAGTAGAAACACTGGATGCACTTATTGACATACTGGTTGTTACTATTGGCACCATACATAGTATGGGCAGTGATGCAGAAGGTGCGTGGAAAGAAGTCATGATGACAAACTTTGCCAAAATTGATAAAGATACTGGTAAAGTGCGTAAACGTGAAGATGGAAAAGTTTTGAAACCTACAGGTTGGGTTCCGCCCGATCTTACAAAATTTATTTAAAGGAGACTAATATGTTTGGTACAAATTATACGGGTGGCGGTACCCTAAGTTACCGTAGTGCTAGTGAAGTCAATTCAGCAATGGGTCGTGTTTACGGACACATGAGCCTTGCTGTTATCGTGTCAATGCTAGTCAGTTACTTTGTAGGCACTAGCCCAGAGTTATTGGCGTTCTTTTTTACAGGTGTATTAAAATGGATTGTTATTTTTGCACCGCTGGTAGCAATTTTTGGAATTGCTATGGTACTGAGTAATAATCCTAGCAAAGGTGTAGCGCAATTATGCTTACATGGTTTTGCGGCCTTGATGGGATTGAGCTTTGCCACAATCTTTGCAGTGTTTACTATGGGCAGTATTGTGTCAGCATTTATGGGTGCGGCTATTCTGTTTGGTGTGATGAGTGCTTACGGTTACTTTACCAAACAAAGTTTAGATAGTATGGGCAAATTTATGATTGTTGGCTTAATTGCTATCATTATTGCCAGTATTGTCAACATCTTTATTGGTAGTACTGTAATGCAAATGGTAATATCTGCTTTAGCAATTATTATCTTTTTGGGGTTGACAGCATACGACACACAAAAGATTCGTGAAGAACTCAGTGTAGAAGCCAGTGACGTTGCCGAAGTTCGTGGCGCACTAACTCTATACATGGACTTTATCAACTTGTTTATTAATCTGTTACAACTGTTTGGCGATAGAAAATGATACGTGAATTTATCAACATTGTAGAAGGACTGCGTGTCACTGATGCTTGGTTTACGGACGGTGGGTTCACAACTTACAAACGTCCTGCTAAAGAACGTTATGAGATTGCAGACGAGCCAGGCACTATTGACACTCTAGAAGGTCCAGTTAAGTATCCAGCGGGCTACTATATTATGACTGGACCAAAAGGTGAGCAGTATCCTATTACTCCAGAAAAGTTTAACGATCTTAAAGATGATTTAGGTGATGGTGTTTGTACACCAAAGAAAATTGTCAAGTTTGCCAAACTAGCAGATCACTCCGGAACGGTTGACACCAGCTGGGGTGAGAAGTTACACTATAATCCAGGCGAAGATGTTATTGTTCGCCACGGTGAAAACGACTACGGTGTAGTCAAAAAAGATATATTCGCACAAACTTACGAAAGAGTATAATGGCACAACACGCAAATTACTGGAGTTGCAGTCCTTTTGCAGACTGGCTTCGAGGCACTAAAAAATTAAGCGCAGGCACAGCTGAAGAATGGGACAACTGGACCACTGCGGCTCAAATGAAGCATAATTTTCGTTACTGGCTAGCTGAAGAAGGTCTAGGCTATATCCAGGATTTTGTAACTTGGCCTATTAGAAAGATCTACGATGTTAAGTATTACATCAATAATCGTTGGGTTAGTCGTACTCACAGTCTTACCGCTCATCCTCGTGACATCAAGCCTGGTGCTTGGTGCGATGTTGGCAATCGGTTCTTGCCATGCCTATTTAACGAGTTGGTTGATTTCGTCGAAATTGAATCCGCATGGTCGCACATCGCCTGGGGAGATAAAG